AAGTCCCGCCCGTTGAGGCGCAGCTTTTCGAGCACGCGGAACTTGCCGCCCGGCTCTTCCGGCGGGGCGACCACGGCCAGCGCGGCATCGTCGCGGCCCTGCTTGTTGGGATCGTAGCCCAGCCAGACCGGCTTGTCGGCAAAGGGCCGCGCGCCGGGGATCTCGATCAGCGCGGGCCGGAAATCGCGCCAGCGATAGAAGCTGTCGACGCGCGCCGGGGCGATGCGGGCGAAGGGGAAGCTGCTCTCGCTGTCGTCGATGAATTCACAGTCGTAGAGGTTGCTGAATTCCTCGTCGCTCGATTCCTGCCGCAGTTCCTCCCGGTCGATCAGCCCGCCCGCGCCCCCGGCGATGGCATCGTCGAGGGTGACGATCTGCTGCCAGCTTCCATCGGGCATCGTGGCCCCGGCGCGCAGGTTCCGCTTCGAGGTATCGAAGGGCTGCTGCTGTTCGCGGCGGCGGCCCTTGTTCCATTCCTCGCCCGACCAGAACGCATAGGCCTCGTGGGTCTTGGTCGAGGGGGTGGAGAAATAGGTGCGCTTGTAGATGGTGTGCGTGGCCATCGCGGCGGCCACCTTGCGCAACTGGGCAAAGCCGTGGACCCAGAAGAACTCGTCGAAATAGAAGTCGCCGCTTTCGCCCTGGGCCGTGTTGCTGTTGGTCGAGAGCGGGTAGAGGCCCACGCTGTCGAGCGCGGGCCCGTCTTCGGCAAGGCCGGTCAGGTCCAGCATGATCGGGTTGCCCTTCAGCTCCACCCCGGTCACGCGCTTGACCCAGCCCACGATCTCGCGGCGGAACTTGTTGGCCTGGCGCTGGCTGGCCGACAGGAAGATCTGGTTGCGCGGCTGCGCGCCCGCCAGCACGCCTTGCGCGATCTTGGCCAGAGCCTCGCGCGCAAAATACCATGTCGCGCCGATCTGCCGGCTCTTGAGAATCTTGCGTGTGCGCTCGTCGCGATAAGCCCACCAGTGTTCCTGATAGGCGAAATTGCGGGCGTGAAAGTCGTCGAGCAGGGCCTGCCACTGTTCGGGGCTGAGGAAATTCTTGCGCTTGTCCGCGCGCTTGGCCTTGGCCTCCTCGTCGTTCCGCTTGGCGATCTTCGGGTTCAGATCGCCTTCGCGGCCCGTCTTGTCGAATTTGCGGATGCGCGCGGCGCGCTCCATCTGGCGCATCATGAAGTCCACGCGCTTCATGTCGCCTTCGGTGAACGGCTCCTTGTCGAGCAGGAGGGCGATACGCGCTTCGAGCCGGTCCTCGACCACCGCAATCGGCGCGTCCTCGTCCCAGCCCTCGCGGCTCTTCCACGCGGCGAGCGTCCCGTATTTGACGCCCAGTTCGGCGGCGATCTGGGTGAGCTGCCATCCGCGATGGTAGAGCGTGCGGGCCTCCCGGCGCTGGGCACGCGCCACCTGCCGGGTCGTCGCCGGGGTGTCGTCGTTCGCATGGGGTTCGTCCGCCTGGTGCATGGCCATAGCCATGCACTCCCAAACGCGGCGCCTGTCGCCCTGCTGGCCGGGTAAAGCCCGGCAATACCGCGCGCCCGCGTTGCCGATGGGCCGCCGGGCTGGCTCAAGGGCAAGGCCACCACGCCAGATGCCGCCGCACAACCGGGAGCCACCCTATGAAGACCAAGCCCTTTCTGCTCGCCACCGCCGGATCGACGGTCGATGGCCGCACGATCGACGACGCGATGATCGACCAGATGGTGTCGAGCTACAATCCCCGGACGTTCGGCGCGCGGCTCAACATCGAGCATGTGCGCGGAATGGCGCCCGACGGGCCGTTCCGCGCCTATGGCGATGTGCTGGAGCTGTCGGCGGGCACCGTCGAGGTGGATTTCAACGGCCAGAAGGAACAGCGCAAGGCCCTGTTCGGCACGTTCGATGTCACCGAAGAGGCAAAGAAGCTCAACGAGTCCGGGCAGAAGGTCTATCCCTCGATCGAGATCGAGCCGAACTTCGCGGGCAAGGGCTTTGCCTACCTGATGGGCTGCGCGCTGACCGACAGCCCCGCCTCGATCGCCACCCAGCGCCTCCAGTTCAACCGCTCCCTGCCCGGCACGCTGACGCTGGCGGGCGAGAATGCCGCGCCGCTTGAATTTGCCGAGGACACCGGAGGCGAACCGGGTGCCGGGTTCCTTGCCGGGTTGGCCGATCTGATCGGCAGCTTCACCGGCAAGTCGAAGACCGAAGCCGCGCCCATTCCCGTCCCGGCCCCCGATCCGGCAGGAACTGGGGCACCGGCCCCCGCCGCCGCGCTCGACTTTGCCCTGTTGCGCCCCGTGCTGGCCGAATTCGCCACGGGCGTCGCCTCGGCCATGGCCAAGGAAATGGCCAGCCTGCGTCAGGAATTCCGCACCGAGGCCGACGCCCTCGCGCTTCAGGTCCACAAGCTCGAAGCCGCGCAGGAAACCACCCCCGCCCAGAGCTACCGCGCGCGCAGCCGCTCGGACGGACAATCCGCGGCCTATGCCGGGATTTTCTGAGCCCTCCCCCTCCCGCCCCGCATCCCGTCACCACAGGACCTGAACACCATGGGTTACAATCTTTCCGATCGCGGGCGCCGGGCGCTCGACGAACTCTATTCCGCCATCGCACAGATCAACGGGGCTTCGCGCGGCGTCACCCACCAGTTTGCGCTCGACCCCACCGCCGAACAGCGGCTTGAGGACTTGCAGCGCGAAAGCGTCGGCTTCCTCCAGCGCATCAACGTGCCGGGCGTGCGCGACCTGACCGGCAAGGTGATCGGCCTTGGCGCGGCCAACATGATCGCGAGCCGCCGCAGCCGCGCCAACCTGCCCCGGCAGCCCAAGTATGTCGGCCACATGCAGGAGCGGGACTACCTGCTCAAGAACACCCTGTTCGATACCTGGCTGCCGTGGGAAATGATCGACTCCTGGTCGAAATTCCCCGACTTCCCCACCCGCTATGCACGGCAGGTGGCGATCTCGGTCGCGCTCAGCCGGATCGCCGTGGGCTGGCACGGCATCAGCGCCGCCGCCGATACCGATGCCGACACCAACCCGCTGGGCGAGGACGTCAACATCGGGTGGCTGCACAAGCTGCGCCTCGAACGCGCCGACCATGTCATGGGCCGCGAGACGGTGACCGTGGGCGACGTGACCACCGCCACGGGCGCGGCCAAGCCGATCTACATCGGCCCGGACAGCGCAAGCGCCAGCGGCGACTACAAGAACATCGACGCCCTCGCCTACGACCTGATCGCGGGCATGCCGAGCTGGGCGCGCTCGTCGACCGACCATGTCGTGGTCGTCAGCCAGGATCTGGTCGACGAGAAGTACTTCCCGATGATCAACCGCAAGCTGTCCGACAGCATCGACGGGGGCAAGTCGACCAGCGATCAGGTGACGACCGACATCGTCATGTCGACCAAGCAGATCGGCGGACGCCCGGCGGTGATCGTACCGTTCTTCCCCGAGGGCACGATGCTGGTCACCCCGCTCGGCCAGCCCGGCGCGCCCGACAGCAGCAACCTGTCGATCTACTATCAGGAAGGTTCGCGCCGCCGCTACATCAAGGACGAGCCGCAGAACATGGCCGCGCTGGTCGACTACAACTCGGTCAACGAGGGCTATGTGATCGAGAGCACCGATTACGCGGTCATGGCCGAGAACATCACCTTCGGCGCCCGCCCGTAACCCTTTCGGGACATGCCGGGAGCGCTGCCGTGGCCGGTGGCACCCCGGATTGCCTGAAACACCACGGGGGAGGCCACGCGCCCTCGCGGACCACCCGCAACAGGACCAGACCCATGAGCAGCCCGTTTCGCCGCCACAAGCAGCATGTGCTGGCCATCCGCGCCGGAACCGCCGCGCCCGCCATCGGCGCGGCCCCTGCCCCGCCCGATGCCAGCACCCCGCAAGGCCGGGAATATGCGGCCCTGCGCGTGCTGCTCCACGACAACTTGCGCACCCTGGCTGACATCCAGAGCCACGAGGCCCGCGTGCCCAGAAAGGCCGAGTTCGCCCGCGCCTTCACCGCCTGGGTCGAGGGCGCGCTGGCCGCTGGCGAACAGGGCCACGCGGCACAGGACGACATCCTCGTCACCACGATGCTCTGGGCCATCGACTGCCGCGATTTTCCATGGGCGCTGCGTCTGGCCGCCCATGCCATTCGCCATCATCTGGTCATGCCCGGCTTCACCCGCTCGGTCGCCTGTATCGTCGCCGAGGAAATCGCCGGGATCGCGCTGGCGCAGACCGAGGCCGTCGATCACGATACCCTCGTCCAGACGCTGGCCCTCGTCACCGGGGCCGACATGCCCGATCCGGTCATGGCCAAGCTGATGAAGGCCCTCGGGCGCAGCTTCGCGCGCAAGGCCGACGCCTTCGATCCGGCGGCGGACAATGCGCCTGCCGGGGGCAAGGCCGCCTATGTCGAGGCCGCGCTGGCCGCGCTGGCCCGCGCGCTCGCCCTCGACCGCGCGATCGGCGTGAAGAAGGACATCGAACGCCTCGAACGCCAGCAGAAGGCCCTGACCGAAACGCCCTGATTTCGAACCCGCCCCACGGCGCTCGGGGGGCGGATGGAGACGGCAGGCCCCGCCTTGCGGACCCGCTGGCCGCCCCCATCCCCACCCCCCGAAAACAATTGGCCGAAAACTTTCCCCCTCGCGAAAGGCTCCAAGATGACCGGCGTGATTGCAGTCCCCGCCCTGCCCCTCGATCCGGTCGGCGCGCAGGTTGTCGCCGATGGCTGGTTCCCGCCGGTCTCGCTCAATGCCCTGCGCGACACCGTGCGCCTGGGCAACGGGGTCGTCACCACGCCGCGCCTGACCAGCGCCATCGAAGGGGGGATGCTCCATGCGCTGCGCGAGCTGGCCGTCTGGCGCAGCGCCCATGCCCGCGCCGGGATCACCGCGCTCGACCAGATCACCGACCAGACCCTCAACGGCACCAATCTGGCTGTCCTGATTTGGGATCGGATCGTTATTTATTTCGCGGCGGCAGACCTTTACGCTGGCAACCGCGACATCTCCGCCACCGACCAGGGCCTCGACCGCGCTCTGGAGAAGGACACTGCCGCCGACGAAGCCCGCCGGGTCGCACTGGCAGCCGTGGCCGATCTGCGCTCGCTCGCCGCCCCCAACGATGGGGCAACAGGCAGCGCGCAGATCGGTCGCAACCGCGTCAGCCTGATCTGATGGCGCTCACCGCCACCGCGCTCGAAGGGGAAACCGTGGGCGAAGTCTGCTGGCGCGTGCTGGGCACGACCCGCTCGGTGGTCGAGCAGGTGCTCGAAGGCAATCCGGGGCTGGCCGATCTGGGACCGCGCCTGCCGGGGGGAACGCCTGTCATCCTGCCCGCCAGCGCCGCCGCCACGCGCCCACCCACCCTCGAAACCATCAGCCTGTGGGATTGAACCGATGCGCAAGATAGACTCCCTGCGTGCCACGCTGACCGCCGCGCTCGAGGAACTGGCCGACGACCCGTCGCGCCTGCGCGTGTGGATCGACCGGGGCACCGCGCAAAGCCGCCAGACCGCCACTTTTGGCTTTGCCATGGCCTTCCGCCTCAATGTGCTGCTGATGGCGATGAGCACCGATCTGGCCTCGGTCGGCTATGTGCTGTGCGCGTGGCTGCGCACGCATCAGCCCGATCTGCTCCGCCCCGGCCAGGACGCGTGGAGCTTCGACCTCGACCCGCTCGACAATGGCACGTACGATGCGCTGATCCAGCTCGACCTGACCCAGTCCATCAGCGTGGCCCCCGATGCCCAGGGCACGCCCCGGCTCACCTACCTGCCCGAGCCGGAACCGCTGTTCGCCGATGCCCTGCCCTTCGCAGGCCTGCCCGAAGCCCCGCTGCTCAAGGCCATCGCCGTCGTCGGCGAAGGCCAGATCGCCCCCCTCGATCCCACCCATGCCTGACGACGACCTCACCCGTCTGGACGAATGGCTGGGCCAGATCCTTCAGGGCCTGTCCGCGCCCGAACGCCGCAGCGCCGCGCTCAAACTCGGCCAGGCGCTGCGCCGCTCCAACCTCAAGCGCATCGCCGCCAACGTCGATCCCGACGGCACCCCCTTCGCCCCGCGCAAGCCCCGCTACGACCGCCAGGGCCGTCTGCGCGCAAGGGCGGGGGGCAAGATGTTCCAGGGCCTGCGCTATGCCAAGCACTGGCGCATCGACGCCGACGAAACCGGCGTCGAACTCTCCCCCGCCTCCCCGATCACCGCCCGCATGGCCGCCGTCAGCCAGTTCGGCGAAACCGTCACCGTAGGCCGTCTGCGCAACGGCCAACGCATCCGCGCCCGCTATCCCGAACGCCGCCTCCTCGGCTTCTCCCGCGAAGACGAAGACCTCGCCCTCGACATCATCGCCGAGATGATCGAACCGGAATGATACTGGGTGCCGAATCCACCTGAGTATAACGGTTAGGTCAGCGCCGAAAAACGTTCGGCCTCGACACAAGCTGCTGATCAAACTGATTGAAGCATATGATCAGCAACACCATACAGCATGGTACGCCTTGTTCGCATGGAGGATTGATGGGCCGGTTGATATTCGGATGGGGCACACGATGAAGACGCCTTTTTCCCGTTTGTTTGAGTGGAGCGCGAGAAGGGCAGCTAAAACGCGCGCTAAGACAACGCGGTCCCGACCACTCGACAGCGGTATCGGCGCGGAGGCGCCAATCCGCACAGCGGAACAGGACCGGCTGCGCCGGACAGACTTTGCTGGTCACATAGCTGCGGTGCTGTCCGAACTCAGCCTGCAGGAGGGTAGGGTCTTCGCTATCCGCGGGGGCTGGGGCTTCGGCAAATCCTCGCTTAAGAACCTGATCACCGAGAGGCTGGATGCTCGGAAAGACGGCGCGGATTGGCTCGACTTCAATCCTTGGCAGTGGGGCGACGGTGACGCTATTACCCGCGCGCTATTTGGTCAGATCGCCAATCGGCTCGGCGGGGAACACTCCAAGGCGGCGCTGGATCGCGCCGAAGCTCTGCGTCGCTACGGAGCAATTCTCATCGGCACGAGCGCGCCGCTCAAGGAGGCTGGCGGATCCTCCCAGCTCATCTCGACTATTCTGACCAACGTGTCCGTCATCGCCATCTCGACGGCAATCGGCTTCGATTTGCCGACGGCGGCGAAAGTAGCAACTGCACTGGCAGCGCTCTCCGTCGGGGCATCGTTGGCCGCGCGAGTTATGGCGCACTTCGGAAGGGACCGAAGCGCCGAGCCCCTCGATAAGGTGCGCGCATCGCTGGAGGCCCGCTTGCGCGAACTTGGCAGGCCGCTCGTGGTCTTCGTCGACGACATCGACCGCCTCGAACCGGAACACATAAGGATTCTGCTCCGCCAAGTTAAGGCGAATGCGAACCTTCCGAATATCGTCTTCGTGCTTCTGTTCCAGCCCAGCATCGTGGAAAATGCGCTTGATCCGGTGGCAAACGGTGACGGTCGTGCTTTCCTGGAGAAAATCGTACAGGCCAACTTCGACCTACCGGCGGTTCCCGTGTCAATCGTCCACCAGACGTTCGGAGAGGATCTCTCCGCGCTAGCAGGGCCCTACGCGACCGAGGCCAATGGCTTTTCGCAGCAGCGCTGGGGCAACGCTTTCATCGGATGCATCCAACCCTTCCTCCGCAGCATGCGCGACGCTAGGCGCCTCATTTCCTCCATCGCGGTTCACATGCCGTTGCACGCGTCAGGCAACGTGTTCGAGGTCAACCTCGTCGACTTCCTGCAGCTGGAGACTCTGAGGGTCTTCGAACCCGATCTGCATGCGGCACTGTTTCGGGAACGAACGCTTGTCTTGCAGGAAGGTCGCCTCCGAGGCCATGGCCGCAGCGACACGGACAAGGCGGCTGCGGAGCGTCTACTGGAGGTTGCATCGACAGAGCGTCGCGAGTTGGTAAGCGACGCTCTGAAGAGCCTATTCCCTACATTAGAATGGGCGCTCGGCGGCACCAGCTATGGCGATAGCTTCCATAAACGGTGGCTAACCGAGAAACGCGTGTGCTCGTCGCGCTACTTTCCGCGGTACTTCGAGCTTCAGACGGCTGTTGGCGAGATGTCCGAACGAGACTTCGTCGCCTTCTTGGAGGCGACGTCGGATGAGGCGGCCCTCGCCGCGGTGATCGCCGGGATTAAGGCAAACGACCTGACCACTTCGCTCGTCTCGCGTCTCGACGAATCTGTAGAGCGGCTTCCTGGTGAGAATGCGAGGATTCTTCTACCCGCGATGCTTGATATCGCGCAGGGCCTTGCTGGTGAGCGCGGCGTTGCCCCATTCAGCTCGCCCTGGATCTCAGCATGGCGCGCGACGAGTTGGTATCTCAAGCGTATTCCCGAGGATGTACGGGGTGCTTTGATGCTGGAGGCCCTGCGTAAGACGGGGGCGCTTTCCGTCGCTGCAACGCTTATACACCTCAATGATCCGGCGGATCGCACGGACGAAGATCGAGCGCCCTTCGATCCCGCGCTCGACCTCATTACGGTTGAAGCGATGAAATTCGAGTGGCTGAAGCAGATTCGTGAACGTGCAGCAGAAGTGTCGGTGATGTTGTCCGAGCTTGACCTTATGTCGCTGCTCTACCGATGGCGCCAATACGGTTCAGAGGACGAGCCACGGAAATGGGTTGCAGAGGCAATTAAAACCGATGAGGGTTTTGCCACCTTAGCCAGCCGCATGATGAGCCGAGGCACCAGCAGCTCATGGGGCGACCGGGTTTCCACGCCGCACAACACCTTCCAGCGAAAAACGGTCGAGGATTTCATCGAAATCGAGGTTGCGAAGGCTAGATGCGATGCAATTGATCCGAGCGCGTTTCCTGGCCATGAGGAGGCCCTAAGGATATTGCTGAGGCATGTGGAGATGTGGTTGGGTCTCCGAGAACGCGACCCCTTTGACCTCTGATTATCCGCTTTTATCACAAGCCAACTTTTGCCATCGTATCTACGAACGATGGCTGCATATCAGATTCAGCCTGCTCATCCCGTAGCAAGCCGCTCTACCATGCCGAAGCCTCCCCCTGAACGCATTGGTCGGCCATGCCCTTGGCATGGCCGACAGCACCACTGCCCTTGATCTTTCCCGCCTGCCACCGCCCATGGTGGTCGAGCAGCTTTCCTATGAGGCGATCCGGGCCGCGATTGTCGATCAGCTGGTGGCCGAACTGCCCGCGTTTGACGCGACGGTGACCAGTGATCCGGCGGTCAAGGTGCTGGAGGTGGTGGCCTATCGCGAGATGCTGGTGCGCCAGCAGTTCAACGAGCGGGCGCGGCAGGTGATGCTGGCCTATGCCACGGGCAGCAATCTCGATCAGCTGGGCGCGCTGCTCGATGTGGGGCGTCTGGCGGGCGAGGCCGACACCGCCTATCGCGCGCGCATCCAGCTGGCGCCCGAGGCGTTCTCGGTGGCCGGGCCTGCCAGTGCCTATCGGTTCTATGCGCTTTCTGCCGCGCCCACGATTGCTGATGCCAGCGTGGCCGCGCCCCGGCCTGACGATATCCGCGCGGTGGTCATGGGGTGTCTGGCCGCGCAAGGGGCCGGGGCCGGTCTGATCGCGGCGATGGAGGCCGCGCTCGAT